GCGGTCCCAGTCGACCCAGCAGTTAGGATGCCAGCCAAGTTGCTCGTAAAGGACGGGATGGCACGAGTGGTGCAGCTCGCCGTGGTGCCAATCTTGTTCGCAGTCGAACGCCTTGAGTTCAACGGCGTCCTGCAGGTGTTGGGGGTCCATGCGCAAATGATCCGAGCCGGGTATCGGGTGGGTTTTGATCTGAGCCTTACTGTACACGCAGTGGGGGTACGTGCGGCACTGTTGCTCCCATTCATGTTCCGAGGAGCAGCAGGCTACTTCGAGCGGGACATCGTAGGTGTCGCAAAAGGCCAGGATGAAGTTGCGTCCGTTGGGCATGGTGTTCCCGATGCTGGTTTGGGCCGAGCCGGTGATACGCTGCTCTTCGACCTCGATTTTCGAGCCGTCGCGGGCGTGGACAGTGTGGCGCGCAGTCTCCAGGTCTAGATGGGCGAGAACGTCATTGGGAGCGCCCGCTTCGGCGTAGATTGAGAAGTCGCAGTCGAGCATGTAGTACTTGTTGTTGCCGACGATCGCCGATGAGCCGGTTAGGCGGTAGACGTGGTGCTGGAGCCACCAGGAGAGGTCCTCGGCGTGCACACCTGAGGCATAGAACAGGGTGCGTTCGGCGTTCCAAAGGCGGGCCAGGTACTTGGAGAACGCGACGAGCCAGGGGCCAGTGACGACGACGTTGCGCGGATGCATGCACTGAATGGCGCGCGGTTTCTTGTCCAGCATGCCGGAGCGTGACGACCAGTCGCTCTTCTCGACCTTCACGAAGCTCTGGATCTTCAGCGTGGAAGGCGGGCCGTACAAATCGTTTGAAAGGAATGCGTCCTGGTACAATTTGCGTGCCGGAGCGGGATGGCGGCGCAGCCAGGCATCGCGCGGTAGCGGAATGACCTCGTCGAGACTGAGCACGTCTGCGACGCGCTTGGTGATCATGCAGGCGGTCTCAATGTGGCGCTTCGTTTGAGCTGGGTCAGCGGGCGCGATTGGGCAACCGATGCGGCCGACCAGGGCGGCGCGTATGTTGACGCTGCTTCGGGAATCAGGCACCATCGGGAAATAATCGGAAGGGGCAATGCCGATCATGGTCGCGCCGATGCGGCCCACGGCCGGCAGGTCGATGCGAGCGGGGGTGTACTTGACGTCGGGGTCGAGGGGGCGCTTGACGTCTGGAACTTCGCAGGTCGGGATTTCGACGCGCTCGACGTGTTCCGCCATGGTCGTGGGGTCGGGAGGCATGTTCTGGCCGTACAGTTTGACGTGGGCTAGGCGGCGCAGGTAGCTGGCGAGAGGGCCGGGGACCATCCAATGGTTCGCCAGGCGGCCCAATCTGTCCCGAATTGCCGACATTAGTTGCGTGCGATTGCGCCACGCGAGGAAGGCCAGGGCCGTGACGGCCAGGGCGGCGAGGCGTTTGTGTTTGCCATAGGCGGCGGTAATTGAAGCGCCGAATGCGGAAACGCTCGTGTCGAACTGGCGGAGCAACCACTGGGCGTAGTCGGGGCTGGCTCGCGCGAGGGGCTGGTTGGCGCGCATAACCCAGTCAGCCCACCGGGGGTACGGATAGGCGA